GTTTCCTATTGGCTCGGCAAGAACCCAGAGGAAAGCGCACGGATCGCAGCGCTAGAGCCTATGCAAGCATTCAAAGCTATTGGTCGCATTGAGGCACGTTTGAGCGCTGAACCATCAGCGCCAGCCCCTAGGCCCAAGCCGGAACCCATCAAGCCGGTTGGCTCACGGGGTAACGCGGGACCGAAAAGCGCGGCTGACGAAAGCATGGAAGAGTATGCGGCCCGACGGGCGGCAGAATTACGCAAACGCTAGCAAACCCTCGGCATTCGGGGGTTTTTTAAAGGGACCCTCGAATGTCTAACAACAGCCTACTTAATCCGTCCATCATCACGAAAGAGAGCCTCGTGATTTTGGAAAACAACCTTGTCGCGGCTGGCAAGGTAAACCGTCAGTTTGAGAACCAGTTTGTGAAAATTGGTGCCTCTCTGACGGTGCGGAAGCCTAACCGCTTCTTAGTGTCGTCTGGCCCCGGCCTGTCCATTCAGGACATTTCCGAGCCATCGACCTCAATCACGGTTTCCCAACAGAAGCACGTTGACTTCCAGTTCAGCAGTCAAGACCTGACGCTGACCATTGAAGAGTTCAGCGAGCGTTATGTGAAGCCCGCCGCCGCCGAATTGGCCAACCAGCTTGACTATGACGTGTTGCAGAACACGACCAGCCTTCAAAACTGGGTTGGACCTCAAGGAGCCGGTACGGCCCCGAACAGCTTCGCAGCGCTCGCGGCGGTCGGTCAACGGATGGATGAAGGCGCAGTGCCGCAAGACGGTCGCGTTCTGGTCCTGAACCCAGCCGCTTATTGGGCAATGGCTAACGCACTGATCGGTCTCTATGTGAAGTCGGTTTCGGAACCAGCCTTGAAGGGCTACCTGGCCAACATCGCCAATTTCGAAATCTACCAAGACCAGAACGTCGCCAACCTCACAAACGGCAACTATGCTGGCACGGGCGTGGTCAACGGCGCTTCGCAGACCGGTTCGAACCTTGTCACCAACGGTTGGACTGCCTCGCGCTCGACCCTGTTCCTTGGCGGTGAAGTCATCACCATTGCTGGCGTTTTTGCCATCAACCCGAAGAGCCGCAAATCGACCGGCGCACTGCAAAACTTCTTGGTCACTGGCCCGGTTTCCTCGGATGCAAGCGGTAACGCCATTATCCCGGTTTACCCCGCCATTTCGACAAGCGGCGCTTATCAGACCGTCTCCGTCTCACCGGCCAACTTGGCAGGCGTCACGGTTATCTCGGGTTCGGCCAACGTCACCTATGCTCAAAACGTCGCCTTTGTTAAGGACACGTTCGGCCTTGTCACCGTGCCTATGGAGCTTCCAGAGGGCGTAGACTTTAAGGCTCGCGAGACTTACAAGGGTATCTCCATGCGGATCATCCGCGCCTACGACATCAACAACGATGTTTTCCCGTGCCGGATGGATATCCTTTACGGAACGACCACGTTCTACCCAGAGCTTGGCGTTCGTTTGACGGGCTGATGAAATGATATCTCGGAAGATAATGCCGCCAGGGTGGAAGTCACCCTTCAAGGTTAACCTCTACCAAGTCGTGGTTGAACCTACCTCTGGCGGCGCCCCGCACTTTGTCGGCCCAGCAATGGACCAAGAGGCGGCGGGGAATTTCCGAGATGCGATTGAAGCCAAGATTAAAGCCGGTGCCGAAAAACACTGGTCAAACCCTATGTTGATCCCAGTCAAAACCGTTTAAGGAGTACCTATTATGGGTATCGTCACCGCAGCCTCTACCGCCACCAAAGGCCCCCGCCAGCTTTCCGACCAGAACACCCAAGGCACTGTCTTGGGCGCGTCGGCGTCTGACCTGATCGGCTTTTACGGCACGCTAACCCCATCGGCCCAGCCTTCGGGCGGCTTTCAATCGGCATTGACGCGCGGCGCACAAGCCGGTGTGATTGCCACCTATTCGACAACCCAAAGCCCATCGGCAGCGGGCGCTAACACTGGCGTTGAAAGTTCATTCACCGTTCAAACCGGCACCGGCTTTGTTATGGCCCCCGCGACCGGCGACGCGGTGTTCGTCAACAAGCTAGCCGCGCAGGCTGGCCTTGGCGTTGGTAACGCGCGTATCTCCGCAGCCAACACCGTAAACGTCAACTTCACCAACTTTACCGGCGGTTCCATTACCCCGACCGCTTCGGAAGTTTACAAGATCGCAACCGTTCGCGGCTTGCCAACCTTGACCGCAGCCTTGACGCCAACCGCCGTTGCGGCCAACTCGACTGTTGAACAACTGTTCACCATCGCTGGCCTTCCAGTCGGTGCATTGGTTCAAGTGTCCAAGCCAACCGCGCAAGCCGGTTTGGAAATCGTCAACGCTCGCGTGTCGGCGGCTAACACCTTGGCCATCACCTTCGCCAACGTCACCGCGACACCGATCACCCCGACCGCCGCTGAAACCTATACGGTGTTTTACACCGCTGGGATCGACGCAACCTCGAACGATATCGTGTACGGCATGAACGTCGGCACCGTCGGCGCTATCGGCGCGGGCGTAGTCGTGTCCGGTGGTTCAACCGCACTTAACGGCGTGCTTGCCTCTGACACCGTGGTTGGCATCTACGATCCAACCGCCCAGGCAGCGGCCACCAACGCGGCTTATCCCGTGAAGGCCATCCCAACCGCCAACACCATGACGCTGTACTTTGCCGGTATCGGCTCAGGCGCAACGCCTACGGCCTCGGAAGTCTACACCCTACGCACAACCCGCCTAAACCCGGTTGCACCCTTGGTGGTCACGACACAGACCCTGACGCCTGTTTCAGTCGCGGCAAACACCACGGCAGAACAAACCTTCACCGTCACCGGTCTGGTTGCCAACGGCCTCGCATGGGTCAACAAGCCTTCTTACACCGCCGGTATTGGTATCGTCGGCGTCCGCGTCTCGGCCGTTAATACCTTGGCCATCACCTTTGCGAACAACACCGCAACGGCTATCGTGCCTCCGGCTGAAACTTACACGATCGGCAACTTCCAAGTTCAAGCCCCCGGCGCGGGTAACTCGGTCTACCAGACCGCATCCGCAGCGCTTAACGGCTTGGCCAACCTTGGCGCTTCGATCCGTGCCGCACTTGTTACGCTTGGTCTTATCGCTGGTTCCTGATAGTCTTCCTTGGTCCTCCCTCAACTAGGCCGGTGGCTCACGAGGCTCACCGGCCTTTTTCTTACAAGGCGACCATGCAAGAGCACCAAGAATACCCCAAACATATGTCCCATCCGCATAGCCGCAGGGCTACGTTGGAAAAGCTAAATCCGGATCAGCCGGACAAGCGGGCAAATTGGCAAGGGACCCCCGATATGTTTCCGCCGGTTTTGGTGTTCAATGAAGACCAAGAGGAGGAGCACCGGTCACGCGGTTATGTGACGCTTGGCAAATCTTCTCCGGAAGCGTTCGCCAGTTCTTCGGCGGTGGCGGCAAAGCCGGATTACGTGCCGGAAGAATATCCTAAGTGGGTCAACGGCGTGTTGATCAACAGCGCAGATGAGGAACCAGATGGCGACGACAGCCGGACAGATAATCTTGGACGCGCTCCAAAGGCTAGGCGTGTACGACAGCAACACGCCCCTAACGTCTAGCGACGCGGCGCTTGGGCTTTCAGTCCTAAACGACATGATGGATAGTTGGTCAAACGAAAGTTTGATCACCTATGCCAACCTTGAACAAAGTTTCACCCTTGTTCCCGGCCAAGCGCAGTACACTTGCGGCCCCGGCGGCACGGGTGTTTCTGTTCGTCCCCTTCGCATCCCAGAGGGACCGGGACGAGCACGGATCAGGGACACCAACCTGAATGACTATGATATGGCGGTCATTACCCAAGAGCGATGGAACCTGATCGGCTTGAAGACGAACACGTCTGACATTCCCGACACTCTCTTTTATGACCCCCAATATCCGCTTGGCATCATCAACGTGTTCCCGGTGCCGCAGCAGTCCTACACGCTTTATTTTGACAGCTACTTGCAGCTTCAAGAGTTTCCAACGCTCACCACGACAATCAGCCTTCCATTGGGCTATAACCTCGCCATCAAAACCAACCTGGCGCTTGAGTTGCTCCCGTACTTCACCGACGCGGAGCCAAACGCTACGTTGATCAGATCGGCGGCTAAGGCATTGGGTAACATTAAGCGCACAAACGTCGCACCGCTACAGGCGCGATATGATGCGGAGATCGTGTCTCGCGCTTCACCGACTTATAATGTGTTTCGAGATCGCGCCGGGGGAACCTAATGGACACTCCATTCCTTGGCACATCTTACCGCACGCGAAGCGCTACCGAGAACGTCGAAGAGCTGATCAATCTGTACCCTGAAATCAGCGAGACCAAGATCGGCGCGGAAGTCGGCGCGTTCTACGGCACACCGGGCTTGGACCTGATCGCCACGGTTGGCACGGGTCCTATTCGCGGGATGCTACCGTTTAACGGTTCGCTTTACATCGTCTCCAATACGGGCGTTTATATCGTATCGTCGGCGTTTAACGTGACCTTGCTCGGCAGCATCGCCACAGGCTCGGGCCAAGTCAGCATGATCGCCAACCTGACACAGGTGGCCATCTTTGACGGCCAGAAGGGCTATGTCATCAACAACGGCGCATTGTCGGCCATTAACCTTCCGTTCGCCAATCCCGGCACGGCCATCTATCAAGATGGCTATGGGTTGGTTAACCAGATCGGGACGTCCAATATCTGGCAAAGCAACATCAACGATCTGACGACTTGGAACGCGCTGGCCTTTGGCGTGGAAACCGGCACGCTTGGAACCATTGTCGGCATCGCTGAAATTCACCGGCAAATGTACGTCTTCAAAACCACGTCCAGCTTTGTTTGGGTCAACGCGGGCTTGACACCGTTTGCCTTCCAGCGGCTTGAAGGCGTTAGCTTGGAGATTGGATGCGCGGCGGTTAATTCAATCACCAACGTCTCGGATACGCTTTGCTGGCTATCGGCCAACAGCGAGGGGCAAGGCATCGTCTACGTCATCAACGGCTATCAGCCGGAGCGGCTTTCGACCTATGCGATGGAATACCAGATCGCTAAGTACCCCACGATCAGCGACGCGATTGGCTATTCCTATCAGCAAGAGGGTCACATCTTCTATCAACTGACCTTCCCCAGCGGCAACGAAACTTGGGTCTGTGATATGACGGCTTCAAAGGCATTGGGCTATCCAGCCTGGCACAAGCGGCTTGCGTGGTCTAACGGCCAGTTTTCCCGGCACCAAACCGCCACGTCGGCGTTCTTCGCGCAGCGGGTGTTGGTGGGCGATGCTCAAAGCGGCAACGTCTACGCCTACAACCTCGACACCTTCACCGACAACGGCAAGCCGCGCAAATGGCTTCGGCGGTGGCGGGCGCTTCCGAAAGCAGTCTCTCGACCGTTCCGGCTAAACTATCTGGAAATCTTGATGGAGACCGGCACTGGCACGGGTGAAGTTGTGTTCCGTCAATCGGAGGACGCTAATAGTTGGTCGGGCGAGCGCTTTGAGAACATCGGCGCGTTGGGCGAAACCAGCCATCGGGTTAAGTTTCGGCGGCTCGGGATGAACCGTCGCGGGCTTGGAACCGACACCATCTTTGAATTGTCTTCAACCGATCCCTTCAAGGTCGCGCTTATGGGGGCTGAATTAGGATGATCAAGGTATCACCACAGGCACCGTCTCAATGGTCGCAGCGTGACGGCCAGCCGGTCCCAGCGTTCTATCAGTACCAAGTCACATTGGCGGCAGCGGTATCCAATCTGCAAAAATCTTGTTCGACCGTCACACCTTTGCCAACTGGCGCAACTAATGCTCAGATTGTCACGGCGGTAAACGCCATCATTGCAGCATTGACGGGACCATGACGCAGCCTTTTTTCATCACCGGCCTACCTCGCTCGCGAACCGCTTGGTTCTCGGTTGCAGCCCAACATTCCAAGTCGATCTGTTTTCACGAGCCAACGGTCTATATGAAAAATTGGCGGCAACTGAAAAGCCTATGGACGGACAAGGGTATGTCTGTCGGCGTTTCTGATAGCGGCCTTGGTATGATGCTTCCGCGCATCTTGGATGAGGTGAAGCCCAAGACGCTGATTATCCGTCGGCCTTTGACCGAGGTGGTGCGAAGCATTGAGCGTTATTTCGACCATTACGCTCCAAATGACCTGTTGATGAAACGGTTAATAAGTTTGAACCAAGCGCTGGATGTTGAACATCCGTTGGTGCGGTCCATCGAATATAAAGACCTGAACCATGATACAATCGAGCAAGCGTTGGTTTGGCTGACGGGCGGCGCGAACCCCATGCTTCACCAACTGATGCACCTAAACATCCAGGCGGATTTGAGTTATACTATGGAAATGGCGACCGGCCTTAACGAGTGGTGGGTTCCTGACGACTTGAAAGGGTAAGATATGCCAATTTTTGCAGCGGCCATTGTTGGCGGATCATCTATCGTCGGCGGCTTGTTTGGCGCGAGCGCTGCAAAGTCGGCGGCTAAAACCCAAGCGGCGGCGGCGCGTGAAGCGACCGCGTTGCAAAAAGAACAGTTTGAACGGGTTCAACAGAACCTTGCGCCTTACCAACAGTCCGGCGTCCCAGCCATTAACGCCTTGCAGCAGGGCCTTGGCCTTGCGCCGGGATCAACCGGCAATATCACACAAGGCAGCTTGAACACGCCTTTCAGCCAACAACAGTTTCAAGAAAGCCCCGGTTATCAGTTTCAGCTTGAACAGGGCTTACAGGCGTCACAAGCGGCGGCGTCGCGCACTGGCGGGCTTGGTGGCAACCAACTGTTAGAGTTGACCCGTATGGGCCAAGGCTATGCTTCTCAGGACTACAATCAACAGCGTCAATTATACGATCAAGAACAGGCCCAAAAATACAATCAGCTTATGGGTCTTGTTGGCGTGGGTGAAAACGCGGCGGCTGGCGTTGGCACGGCTGGCCAGACTTACGCCACGGCGGCGGGCAGCAATATCATGGCTGGCGCTAACGCTACATCGGCGGGCCAGATCATGGGCGGCAATTTCTTAGGCGGTAACATCGCGGGCATGGGTCAAGCCATCGGAAATCAAATGTACACAAACAACCTTATGAACCCCGGCGCGACCAACCCCGGTTTGACAAGCGCGTTTGCTAATTTTGGAAGTTCCATGCCGACCTTTAACCCAACGGCTGGCCAGAACCTGTCAAACTTCCCGTGGTCCCCCGGCGGTTAATCAAGGATATTGAAATGGCACTTGATCCGAACATCATCCTAGGGGCGCAGACGGTCTATCCGCAGTTCAACCCTATGAACGCGCTGCAACAAGCATCGTCAATGCAAGCGTTTCAAACCCAGCAACGCAACGCGCTTCTCGCTCAAAAGGCACAAGAGAAGGCGGAGCAGGTCAATGCGCTATTGGCCCAACCGGGCGCGATTGATGAAAAGACCGGGATTATTGCTCCCAAAGCCCTTGAAGAGGCTTACAAGATCGACCCGAAACTTGGTCAAGAATACACGCTGAAAAACCAAACGATCCATCGGGCGGAAAGCCAAGATGAATTGGCCGGTTTGCAGATCGACCAGGCTAAGTCCGAAATTGGCATGGCGCAACGCGAAGCCGCCGATCAAGTGGTTACGGAAGCGCTTGACGTCTATCAGGCCGCAATGAAGCAACCGGGCGCAACGCAAGCGTCGGCGCTGAAGGCTGGCCAAGAGGTCTATTCCAAAGGCTTGCAAGAGTTGATGAAAGCGCACGCCATCAGCGAAGACCAACTCCACACCGAGTTCAAGCCGGTCGAAATGATGGCCAAGTCGAAAGGCTTTAAGGCTGAAAAGGCGGCGGCTGATAAAGAGGCGCGGGAAGAAAAGCGTCTTCAAATTTCTGACCGTCGCGAAAGGGAACAAGAAAGCAGAGACAAACAACGGTTTGCTGTGGAAATGAGAAAGGCTCAAGCGCCCGAGCTTAACGCTCAAGGCGGTATTGGCGCTTACACGGCGCAAGACCTTGATTATCTCGCGGATCAATACAACCGAACAGGAAAAATGCCTTCTGGCATTTCGTCACGAAAAGAAGACAGCGGCGTTCGACAGGCAATTATTGCAAGAGCCACGGCCAAAGGGGTTGAGGGCGGCGGCGCTGGCGAAATGGCGACTTATCAAACCATCCTAAAGGCCGATCAAGCAGCATTAAATCAAAACATTAAGTTAGCCTCAATGATTGACGTTTCGGAAGGCACGGCACAAAACGAAATCAAACTTGCGAAACAAGCGTTAACAGTTGGCGGCGCTTTTGGGCCAAAGATTTTTAATGGCTCTTACAATTCGTTTCGCAGAAACGTTGGCGACAGCAGCAAAATCGGCCCTGTAGATACGGCGTTGGAAACTCTCGGCCAAGAGTACATCAAGGTGATGACCACATCATCAGGAACCGGCAACGCCATGAGCACAGACGCGGCAACCAGAAACGTCAAAAGATTTTTAGATGCTGACATTCCAGTCAAAACATTGTTGGCCAACATGGACATGATGCAACAATCTATGGCGGGCCGAAAAAAAGTTATTCAGACGGAACAAGAGTTATTAAAAAACCAAATAAAAACAATGCCGGGAAGCGCAAACGCCAAACCGGGAGCGGCACCCAAGCCGGGATCGCGCTTGAAGTACGACGCTCAAGGTAATTTGGTGCCAGCATGAGCATAATCGTAGTTGGTTTAGACAATGTAGAGCACGAGTTCCCAGACGGGACTTCAAGCGACGTCATCAAGGGCGCAATGGCCAAACATTACGGCGCACCCAAACTCGCTGGCCCGACACCGGCTGGCCCGACACCTAACGCACCAGTTCAACCACAAGACCAACTAACCCCAAGACAACGGGCGGCGCAGCCTTGGCTAAGGGCCGGTAGAACCATTGCGGAAGGCATTGGCGGGGCGGTGGGCGGCGTTCTTGCTTTGCCTGAAGCCGGACTAGCCGCGATACCCACGGCGGGGATTGGCGGTGTTCTGACGGAGGCGGCTGGCGTTGGCTTGGGTGCGGGCGCAGGGGCGCAAGCGTTTGACATTGGTTCAAAGGCGCTTGGTTTCCAACCGAAGCAAACTGTTCCTGAATTGGCGAAGACGACCGCAACCGACGTTGGCGTAAACGCGCTTGGCGCGGTGGCCGGTCATACGCTTTCGGCGGGCATTGAAACGATGGCACCCTATCTGGCGTCAAAGTTTGGTGTTCCGGCTGAACAGTTTGCTCAGAAAATGGCGGAGCAACAAAAGAAATGGCTTTCAACCCCGCAAAGCGAAGAGCATCGCGAGGCGGCGGATTTTCTAATGAAAAAAGGCGTTCGGCTGACGCCCGGTCAACAACAAGGCGGTTGGGCCAAAATGTTTTGGGACACCAACAAAAAAGCCAACCCTTATGTCACTACGGCTTTGCGCGACCTCGAAACCGAAACCGTAAAGGACGTTAACCGCGCGGCTTATCAAGAGGTTCTCGATTTGTCTAAATCGGGCTTGAAGGTAAAGGGTGACGTTGTTGGCACGGTTGGCTTGGACCGTTTGGGTAAGCAATTATCTAGCGAATATGAAAAGGTTGTCCCCAATCTTGAATTTCGGCCAGACCGTCAAATTCAAAGAAGTTTCATTGGGGCGCGTCAACAGATTGGCCAATACGGCAAGGATGAATTGACGGCGTTGAATGCCGACATAAACCGTTACGTTGCCAAATACACAAAAGGCAACGTGCCGGTTAAAGGCAAAATGACGCAAGAAATGATGAAAAGTTTTGAGGAGCGTATTGACGGCCTTGCGACTGGCACGAACCCCGAAAAGCTGAGGGCGGCAGAGCTTCAAAAGATTTACGATCAAATTCGCGTTAACGTTAAAGCTCATTCAGCCAACGGCGCGGGTGAAAAGTACGACGCTCTCGATACAGCTTGGTCGGCCTATAACGTTTTGCTTGATGCGGGTTCGCGCTCTAAAAATGGCGTGTTTAACACCGGCAACCTTATAACGGCGGTCAAAGGTCAGGGCCGACCTTCTTTTGCTCGCGGTCGAAATCAATTGCAGGATTTTGCCACAAAGGCACATAACGTTTTGCATGAGGTTGACGGCAACCCCGGCACGGCCATCGGCAATCAGGTTAATGAAATGATGCGCGGACGCGGCCTAATCGGCGGCGCACTCGGTTTTGGTGCTGGCGGTCCTATTGGTGCCGCTTTTGGTGCCGGTGCTGACATTGCTTTGTCTGGCGCGACTAACGCGCTTATCCGTAAAGCCTTTGGTCAAAAAGCGGCGCAAGCCATTACCGGCGCAACGGCTAAAGCGCCAGGGCAATTAAACGAATTAGTCAAAAGTTTGGGCATTTATGGCCCGCGCGCGGTCGCACCGACAATGGGGCAACAATGAACCATATCGACATCAAATTCATTCCGGCAGAAGATCAACGATACGCCACGTTAGGCGATTGGTGGCATAACGGCGAGACGCTTTACATCCGATCAAGCGGAGAGGGCGACGAGGCGTTTCTGATTGCGTTTCATGAGTTGATTGAAGCGTATCTATGCCACAAACGCGGGATCACGGGCGACGCGGTTGACGTTCACGACTTCCGCTTTGAAGAAGAGCGCGAGGCTGGAAAGCACGGCGAAGAGGACGAACCGGGCGACCATCCCGACGCGCCCTATTTGCGCGAGCATCGTTTCGCAATGGTTCTCGAGCACCTGTTTGCGTATGAATTGGGCCTGAAGGGTTACGGTGTTGTGCGATGAGGTGCCTCATCATCGACGCTGACGGTGTTGGCCTTGATATGGCGGTTCGCATGGAGGCTTGCGGCCATGAAGTGCGATGGTACCGATTTAGCAAAAAGCCAACCCGCGCGGGCGAAGGTTTTCCCGGCATCAAGATCATTGACGATTGGAAACCTTCAATGGCTTGGGCCAAAGAGGGGCTGATCGTCACGACGGCCAACAACCGATTTATCCCGGAATTGGACCGCTACCGGGATCACGGCTTTAACATCTTCTCGCCTACGGTCGCGTCGGCCGAGTTGGAGATCGACCGCAAGGCTGGCCTTGAAGCCATGAAAAAGGCCGGGATCGACGTTCCCCATTACGAAGTGTTTAATTCGCTGAAAGAGGCGGAGGCATACGCTCGCAAAGCGGATCGATCCTTTGTGTTTAAAACGATGGGCGACAACGAGGACAAGAGCCTGTCCTATGTTTCGTCGGACCCCGCTGATCTGGTTGGTTGGTTGCAGCGTAAACAGACGCAAGGTCTAAACCCCAAGGGCCAGGTCATGCTTCAAGAGAAAATCGACATGGTAGCGGAGGTCGGCGTCTCCGGTTGGTTTGGTCCTGAAGGCTTCCTCGAAAACAAATGGCAAATTTGCTTTGAGCATAAAAAGCTCATGAGCGGCAATTACGGCCCGAACACTGGCGAGCAAGGCACGGTCTGTCAGTACGTTAAAACCGACAAGATGGCTGACGAAATGCTTATGCCCATGAAGGACGTTTTGCTGAAAGCAGGCCATCGCGGAGACTTCGCCATCGGGTGCGGGATCGACAGCAAGGGCAAGGCTTGGCCATTTGAATTTACATGCCGCTTAGGCTGGCCCGCGTTTTTTATTCAGTGCGCTTCCCATGAAGGCGATTGCGCCCAATGGATGATGGATTTACTTAACGGCAAAGACAGCCTGAAGGTTTCTAATGACGTTGCGATTGGCGTTGTTTTGGCCCAGCCGCGATATCCTTACGGCGATGCTGATCCCAAAGAGGTAGAGGGCAACCCCATTTCAGGCGCCGACGACGTTTGGTCTCACGTGCACCCCGTTGATATGATGATCAGCAAAGGCCCGACCATGAAAGACGGCAAGGTCGTGGAGGAACCAATTTACCAAACCGCCGGGGAATATGTTATGGTGGTCACGGGCCTAGGCTCGACGGTAACTAAAGCGCGTGAAGCGGTTTACGGCGCGGTGGATGAGATCAAGTTTTCTAATTTGATGGTTCGCGACGACGTTGGCGAGGGTGTCATTAAGAAATTGCCGGAGTTGCACGACTTCGGTTACGCGATGGAGATGAAACCGTGAGCACGCCAGCCCTAACCGACTATTCAACTGGCTTTCCAGCTTCGGCCATGTCCGGCGACCAACTGAACACGCTTATCCAATCGTGCGACAACATCGCGCAATTGCGGGCGTTTGTCGGCACGACCGGCCTTATGGTTTATTGTCGCGGTAGCACGGTTGCCAATGACGGCGGGCAGGGCTTTTTCTATTGGCAGACCGGCACGGCAACGGACGACGCGGGCAAAACAGCGGTGGTGCCGACCACGTTTCCCCCGGCCTATTGGTCTCGGATCAACATCACAACCAGTTCATATGCTCGCACGACGGTTTCGCCGGTCGCGGGCCAAACCCTGTTCTATCTGAGTTACTCGGTCGGGTATGTTCTGGTTTACATCAACGGCGTGTTGCTTCCCCCGTCGGATTACACCGCCACCAACGGTTCAAGCATCACGCTTGGCCTGTCCTGCAACGTCGGTGACGTGGTTGAATTTGTGGCGTTGAACACGTTTGCCATTTCAACCCTCACCGGCATGAAAGCGGACTTCACCAACGCGACGGCGGCAAACCCCGTTACTAGCGGCGGCACGGGCGCAACTACGGCGGCGGGTGCTCGCGCAAACCTCGGCGCGGCAGCGTCAGGGGCAAACAGCGACATTACGACCATCACTGGCCTAACATCGCCCTTGGCTGTCTCGCAAGGCGGTACGGGCGCCAGCAGCCTATCGGGCGTGCGGTCGGCCATTGGCGCGGCAGCATCGGGCGCAAACACAGACATTACGTCGCTTTCGGGTTTGGCCTATCAGCGGTTCCTTTGCGCCACGACCGGCTATGTTGGCCTGACCGCACCGGCCACAGGATCAAACATCACATTTGTTTTGCCGGGATCAGACGGCACGGTTGGCCAGTTCATTAAGACTGACGGGTCTGGAAACCTAAGCTTTGCATCGGTCACACCGGCCAGCATCGGCGCAATTGCAACGACGGCTCGCGGCGCAGTTAACGGCGTGGCCAGCCTAGACAGTTCGGGTTTGGTGCCATCGTCTCAGCTTCCGGCTTCGGGCAGCTACAAAGGCACTTGGAACGCGACAACTAACGTTCCAACCATTACGTCAGGCGTCGGCACCAACGGAGATTTTTACATTGTTGCCACGGCGGGCAGCACAACAATTGACGGCATTTCGTCTTGGGCGATTGGCGACCAAGTTCGTTTTAACGGCACCGTCTGGCAAAAGATTGCGGCAACGTCGGCGGTTTCTTCGGTTGCGGGCAAGACCGGCGCGGTGGTTTTGGCCACGGGCGACATTGCTGGCGTGACCACGGCTCGCATAATTGGACGCACAACAGCCGGGACTGGCGTTGCGGAGGAAATGACCGGCACGCAAGTTACCGCGATGCTCGACGCTTTTGCCACGGCTTCAAAGGGCTTGGTTCCTTCGCCAGTGACGGCGACCGGCAAGGTCTTGATGGACGATGGCACTTGGAAAGACCCCGGCGTTAAATACGCATCGTCTTACGGGATCAGCCCAAGCAACACGCCTTCACAGAACGTCACCGGCTTTTCGTCAATGGCGGCGGCTGGCGTTGGGCGTTACATCCTCCCGCCTGGCACCATTCAGGTTAACGCGACCATTTCCATTGGCACGGGTCAAGTTTGGGAAGGCGCGGGTTCTAACGTCACCACCATTCAATGGACCACGGCGCCATCATCCGGCGGCATTGAGGCAACCAGCAAAAACAACATTGGCCTTCGCGGCATGACGTTGGACAACAACAGCACGGCGAGCCTTTTGGGTGTTGTCAATTGGAATACAATTGTTGATTTTTACATTGACGACCTAAAAATCATCAACATGAACAAATACGGGATTGCGCTTAACAATTGCAACACCGGCTTGGTCAACAATTTCGAAATAATCAAACCGTCGAAATCATCAAGCCAAAACCAAGCGATTGTTGTCAGTTCAACCGCGTCGCAATCTCAAAACATTGTGTTCAACAACGGCACATGCCGAAACAGCGCGGTTGATTGGACCGGCGCGGATATCTGGTTTGACCGTGTTGCGGTTTACGGCTTTTCGTTCGGCCAAGGGTTCACGTCGGAGCAAAACGCTTACACGACACGCGGCGGATTGCTTTACTGTACAGCGACAGATGGAACCGGCGTTGACGTCAATTCAACCCGTTGCGGCGGCGCGGAGCTTTGGGGCGACAGCGTTACCGTTGTCGGTTTTCAATCTTTCGCAAACGACGGAATGGGCATCGACTTTGGCTCTAAAAACGGCGTTCTTTCCGCTTCAACCTTTATCAACAACGGACGGGGAACGACCGGGTTTAGCGGCATTTCAATGCGGTACGGTTCGGCAACCTATAACGCTTCGGGCGCAATGGTGTCGGGTTGCCGGTCGGTTGACACGGGCGCAGGAACGCAAGCCTACGGCTACACCGAACAGAGCGCTAGCCTCGCTAACATCACCCTTCGGGCCAATAATTTTATCGGTAACGTCACCGGCCCAACCAACATTCTGTCTAGTTCGACGGTCACAGACAGCGTTGGCGTTTCGCTTGCCACCACGACCCCGGCAGCGGTTGGCACAGCTACGGTCGGCGTCGGCACCACGGCGGCGCGGTCCGATCACGTCCATTCGCACGGCGTCCAAACAGATGAAACCTTCCACGCGGCGGTAACGACCTCGACGGCTGGCTTTATGACGGCGGCGGATAAGGTCAAGTTGAACAGCCTATCAACGGCGACCGCGACCACCTCGACAAACGGCTTAATGTCTTCAACCGACAAAACCAAGCTAGACGCCATTTCATCCGGCGCGGTTTTGAATGCTTCGGTCTCATTTGGGGGCGCAACAATATCCAACGGCGGCATTGGCGCTCAATCAACGACAATCATCGGCTTGGCGTTTGGTGATTTCGTCATGACCGCCTTTAGCTTTCCGTTGCAAAATTGCACCGCTATGTCTTTTGTAACGGCGTCAAACAGCGTTCAATGCGTGTTCACTAATAATACCGGCGCTTCTGTCACGCTCGCATCTGGCACCATCTATTTTAGAGTTCTGAAAGCGTAGGTGGTTTCATGGGTTATCCTCGCAATCTATCGGTATTTGCTGAAAACGTATCGTCGCAGGGCGTTCTTACGGTCGCGGGCGGCGGCACTGGAGCAACCACGCTTGCAGGCATCCGCACGGCTATCGGCGCGGCGGCATCGGGCGCAAATAGCGACATCACGTCTTTGTCGGGCCTCACAACGCCATTGTCCGTCTTGCAAGGCGGTACCGGCACCAACTCACTGTCAGGCCTTCGGTCGGCCATTGGCGCAGCCGCGTCGGGCGCCAACAGCGACATCACCTCTCTTAGTGGCCTCACAACTCCCCTGTCAGTAGCGCAAGGCGGATCGGGCGTCACTGTTTCGACCGGCGCAAGCAGCCTGGTACTTCGGGACAGCGCGGCCAACGTGACGGCAAATTATTTCTACGCCAGCTATGTCAACACGGCGGCGGCTGGCACGACCACAACGCTAACCGCATCATCCGCGTTCAATTACGTCGTTACCGGCTCTGGCGGGCAAACCTTCAAGCTACCGGACGCGACAACGCTACCGTCCGGCGCAGTTTACACGTTCAATAACAACCAAAGTTCCGGAACCATTGTTGTTCAAAACAACAGCGGGACAACCGTTGCGACCGTTCAATCCGGATCGTTCGTCTATCTGACTTTGTTGTCCAATTCGATAGCGGCGGGAAGTTGGGACAATCACAACGCGCTTCCGTCGGCGGTGACTTGGACCACCAACAGCCTCATTTGGACTGGCACGATCACAAGCGGCACGACTTGGAACGGTGTGGCCATTGGGGCGCTTTACGGCGGCACCGGCTTAACCTCACCGGGCGCAAGTGGTAATGTGCTGACATCGAACGGTTCGGCTTGGACTTCCCAACCCGGCGTCACCCTTGGACTTGTCTTCGCCATTGCGGCGGCGCTTTAGGAGCATAGATCATGGCTGTCACGCCAAATTCAATCGTCACGCCACAAACGCCTATTTCCGCGACAGCGGTGGCGACCACGGCCAACTCAACCTATACCGACACGCCAACCAACAGCGTTTTGCTTTTGGCGGCGCAAACTAACGGCGCACGCATCCAAAAGATTACGGCACTCGCACGGGCAACAGCGACCGCGACCGAATTGCAATTGTACACCTCCCCAGACGGCGGCACGACAAAGCGATTTATTAAGTCGGTCCTAATGGCGGCTTACACCGTTGCCCAGACCACGGCTCAAACCGCAATCGACTTTGGTTACACCGACGCGGCACCGTTTATTCTGTCCAGTGCGGATAGCGTTTACGTTGCCATCGGCGTGACCAACACCGGGATTGTGTTCCGTCTCGAAGGCTACGCTTACTAAAATGCAAAACAACACCGTCATGATTGCCCAAAAGATGATGGCCCGACAGTCCCCTTACGGGCCTATCGGCATGGTCTCTCAGGATATGAGTGGGAACAAGAAGGGCGGCGGCGGCGCTGTATCAATTGGCTTGTTAGGGTTGAATTTCAATCCGGCCAACATCACGACCGGCCTAACGCTTGCCAACAACAACACGACCGTCACCAATTCGACAGCATCAGCTTATACTTCCGCAGTCGGAAACGCGGCAACAAACATTGGCGACACCTCGGTTTATTGGGAGTTTGTATGGGGAAATGGTAACGATCAATGGTGCGGTTTCGCCATTTCGACGTTCAACGCTAACCATGCAAACGCTGTAGGAAACACAGTCGGTCAAGCTGCCAACACTTGTGCAATTCGCAACAACGTGGCCCAATGGGGCGCGGCTAGCGCGTCAATAAGTTCCGGCGTGACGTTTGCTACAGGCGACGTTTTGGGGCTTTGGCTGCAAATGACCGCCTCAACCATTAACGTCACCTATTACAAAAACGGCGCTTTGGTTACGACGCGCAATTTTTCGGCTTACTTGACGCTTGGCAACACGGTTTCTTATGTTCCGGCTTGGTCATCGTGGTCGACCGGCGGGTCTTCTACTTTGTCCAATTACCTTTACGCGGCCCCGACTGGCGCGACCGTTCTAACCTCGCCCAACACCTCCGCCCTAATTACCGCCTCCGCCTCAGTCCCCGCTGTCGCTGACGGCGCTTACGACGTCTACACGTTCAACGCCTCTGGCACCTTTACGGTTGGATCAACGGGCAATGTGCTGGCGTTGGTGATTGCGGGGGGTGGGGCAGGCGGACAAACATATGGTGCAGGCGGAGCCGGTGGCTACCAAGAAAAAGGCACAACCATAACACCCCAAACGTACGCAATCACGGTTGGCGCTGGCGGGGCTGGCCAGCCTTACACGGGAAACAACCAAAGTTTGGTTTCCAACAACGGAAACAATAGCGCTTTTTCCGCAATTACCGCTATCGGCGGCGGCGGTGGTGGAAGTTATTCGGACACAACAGCAACAGTAGCAAAAACCGGCGGTTCTGGCGGGGGTGGATCGCTTATTCTTGGCGGAAACGTTTCGGGCGCGGCGGGAACAACGGGACAAGGGTTTAACGGTGGCAATGCTTTTGGGTCTGGCGTTTATGGTGGCGGCGGTGGTGGCGGTTCATTTGCGGCGGGGTCTGATGGAACGGCACTTGCTGGAGGTAATGGCGGCGCTGGATCAATTTCTAATATTACCGGAACAAATGTCACGCGCGCGGGCGGCGGTGGAGGAAGTTTTTTTGGGCCATCCGGAACAATAGGAACCGGCGGCGCGGGTGGCGGCGGCGACGGTGCGTCTACTGGCGTTGACGCGGCGGGTGTTGGGGTGGGGGGGGCGGCAAATACAGGTGGCGGCGGCGGCGGTTCACATTCCCTAGGAAACACGTCAACAAGCGCATCGGGCGGTTCCGGCGTTGTCGTCATTCGCGTTCGGGCGAGGGCGTAATGGCACACTTTGCACGGCTTGACGCTGACAGCATCGTCACCGAGGTTTTGGTAGTTGATAACGTGATCCTTGGCACGCCAGAAAACGAGGCAAAGGGCATCAAATGGCTTGAAGACTTTGACACCTTGCGCGGTCTTAATCCGGCGCAGTGGGTGCAAACAAGCTACAACGGCAAGTTTCGCGGATGCTATGCCGGGATCGGCATGACCTATGACGTAGCGTCAAACACTTTCGTTGCGCCAAAACCGCCAGAAAGTGATAATGTCGCACCGATTGCCACAGAGGTTGCGCCATGACCGTTTCGCTATTGCCTAACCTCATCCCCGAATTTCTTATCCAAGGCGTCCCGGCTTCGGGTGGGCAATTGTTCTGCTATGCGGCTGGCACGACAACCAAGCTGGCGACGTACACCGACAGCACGGGCGCGGTGGCACAGACCAACCCAATTGTGTTGAACGCTCGCGGCGAGCCTCAGAACACGCTTGGCGCGTCGGTTGGCATTTGGTTGGCGCAGTCGGCGGCTTACAAGTTTGTCCTGGCACCATCGACCGACACCGACCCGCCACAGAACCCGATTTGGACGCTCGACAACATTACGGCGGGCCAACTCACCGGCAATTCGTTTACCTCATCTGGAACCAACGCCATTGCGCTGACAGCGGCAACCGGGACACCAACCCCAACGTCTTACGCCAATTTTGGCACTTACATTTTTTCGGCCCCCGCAACGTCAACCGGACCCGTGACCATCCAGGTTGGCTCGCTCGGCTACCTTCCAGCGTTCGTCAATGGGGTCCAAGCCGCGTCAGGATCGGTACAGGCGGGCGCGGTGGTTATCGCGGTATATTCGTCCTACCTAAACGGCGGCACGGGCGGTTTCACGCTGTATACCAACACCTCGGCAAGCCTCTTGTTGTTCGGCACCGACACCGGCACGGCAAACCAATATGTTGTCACCCCGTCAACCTCGGTTTCCACCCTGACGAAAGGTTTGGTCGTTTCGTTTGTTGCAAATAACGCCAACACGGGCGCGACGACGCTAAACCTCAATAGCCTTGGCGCTCAAACGGTGAAGACAACCTCCGGCGCGGCGCTGACGTCTGGCATGATCACGGCCAACCAAAACTGTTTGATGGCTTGGAACGGCACGAATTTCCAACTGCTAAACCCGACCACGGTGACGGGTGCCAACAACCTCACGCTTTACGGCGTCGATAGCGGCACCTCTAACACCTATGTCTTAACGCCTTCAATCCCGGTTACGCTTACCAAGGGAACCGTCGTTGACTTTGTGGCGCTCTATTCCAACACGGGAGCGAGCACGGTCAACGTGTCTGGCCTAGGCGCAATTGCGGTCAAGCGAACGGACGGAACCGACGTTCAAACTGGCGACATTGTTGGCGGCG